AGGCTGTGAGTCCCCACCACCAATGGCTTTATACTGTAGTTCCATTTCACCAGTACCTGTGTTTACAGTAGGTATAGCAATAAAGTTATTCTCAACTGAATCTTGTACAGTAAACGTAGCACCTTTTGCGTACTTTTCCTTTGTTCCACCTATAAGCTGACCAGCCAAAGCCGTTTGACCTGTGGCTTGTAGTACACCTATTATCTTCTTTTTCTCTTCAGGAGGAAGATTGCTAAAGTTAGCTATTTTGCCTGACAACTGTGTTTGTAACTGCGCTGAAGGGTCTGTCTGACCAGTCATAGACTGAATTCCACCCTTCATCATGTTGGCAGCGTTAGCCCCCATAGCTAACTGCTGCTGTTGCATATTTAAGTTCGGATCAACACGTTGCTGTGATGATATACCTGTTAACATACCTGCTAAATCTTGTGCCATTATTAACCACCTCCAGACATTAAATCATTAAAAGCATCTAACTTGCTTTTGCTACTCTCTGATTGTTGAGAATTCCCTTGATCAAGGATATACTGAGCAACAGCGTTATCAGAAGAGTTGCCTAAAGGACTGCCTAAAGGATTGTCTTCACCACCAAAGTATTTTTTAACTGCGTCAATGCCTTGAGTTACAAGCCCACCCTCATTTTGGAACTTACCACCGGACAGTGCCATTAGTGCTTGTTCCATAGCTGTTGGTTGATTACCAAACATACTACCCATCATGCCCTGTAGCTGCTGCTGTTGTAACAAGTTAGCCATGTTACCGCCTTGCATATAAGACTCAAGACCACGACCACCCATCTGTGATTGTAACTCAGCACCTGCCAACTGACCACGTTGTGCCATCTGTCCACCTGCCTGACCTAACTGAGCCAGTGCCAAAGCTTGCTGTTGAGGCATATAGCCAGCACCTAACATGCCAGTACCCATATTAAAGCGACCCTGCTGTAGAGCCTGTTGTGCTGCTGCTGCACCTTGGTCTGCACCCTGCAAAGCCATAAGGTTCTGCAAGTTCTGCTGGTCAAACCCTTGTCCAGTCTGCGCCCCTTGCATACCAACGCCTGCTAGTGTAGCACCACGGCCTATACCTGCTGTCTCTAGGTCTGAACCCATGCCTGCTAGGTTCTGTGTCATACCTGTCAACGTCTGTGCGCGTTGTAGCCCCTGTGCTTGCTCCTGCATACCCATCTGACGAGCTTGTAGAGATGCTGAGTTCTGAGCTTCGGCCTGTGCCTTAGCCATAGCTAGTTGCTCTGGTGTACCGCCATAGGCTCCTGTTGAAACACCTAATCGTCCTTGTGCTAATAGTTTTTCTTCCAGCTCCATAGCGTTACGTTGTTCTTCAGGACGCTGTGTTGCTCTAATAGAAGAGTAAATGTCATTCTGTGCTTGCTCAGGGGAAGTCAGTAGCCCTTGACCTGCTTGTGCTGCAAGGTTGCCATACTGTGTGCGTAGGTTTTGTAAGTCTTGAGGCTGACCAGCAGCTCCAAACTGTCCCATTGCACCGCCTAGTCCTGCCTGTGTAATGCCTTCCATACCTGTAGGCTGGCCTTGCTGACCTAACTGTTGACCAAACATACCACCCATAGCACCACGTTGAGCTGCAATAGAAGGATCAATAGAGTTGACATTACCAAACTGCTGCTGTGCGCCAGACATCAACTGGTTCTGCATACGTTGTTGTTGTTGGTTAAGCCCTATGTTAGTACCACCTGAGGCATCTGTCTGTATATTGGCTAGGTTGGACGTTACACCATAAGGTTTAAACTGAGCAGCGTCAGAGCCTCGTTGACCCATCTGTTCAGCCATGTCTAAACCAGCAACACCTGTCTGATAAGCACCCTCTATGCCCTTCTGTCCTGCGTAGTAACCACCTGCGGCCTGTAAAGCACCACCTAAGTTACCACTCAACAAGCCACCTATGGCAGCACTACCGTAAGCGCCAGCACCATTGTTGCCTGAAGCATACGGGTTTTTACCTGCGGTGATTGGGCCTTCATCAAATCCGCCACTCAAGTCAGGAGGCATGCCGAAGTCAGGAGGCATGCCGACATAGTTGCCGCCGCCATCAAAACCTAACTGGCCTGTTCTTTGGACATTAGTCCCAAAAGGATTAAAAGTATTAGGTGACAGACTCTGATTGACGAAGTCAGGATCGCTGACTATAGGAGTTTGCTGCTCATATCTAACTTCTTGCTGTGGGGCAAAAGGAAACTGGGAAGTCCTAGGGCCAACAGTTCCTCTGCCTGTCATGCCTGTGCCACCTGTGTCAGTCTGCGCTGCGCCACCTGTGCCAAACATATCGTTCAACATACCTTCCATATAGTCAGCCTGCGAAAACCCACCTTGTGGTGGTCTTGGCCCAGCAATACCTGACTGAGGTAAAAACCCAGCGCCCTGCCCACCTTGTTGCATACGCGGCTGCATCATGCTTAATCGTCCACCGTATTGTAGGTCTCTATTTATAGGACTAGCCATCAGTAAGCTCCTCCGGTTATAATTCCAGCCGTGAGTGTACCCGACACAGTAACTGCGGCTGCGGTGACAGTTCCTGTAAATGTTGGCCCAGCAGTATTAGATTTACTGTTAACAGCAACAGCAATATTATTATACTCTGCATCAATCTCTGTACCTCGTACAATCTTATTGGCATTGCCAGTAGCAAGTGCATCTTTAGCTGCAAAATTAGTAGTCTTTGTGTAATTAGACATTTAGATAAGTCTCCCCATTAAGGCATGTATGTCAATTTTTTGAATAGATAAAGGTACTGCATCAATCTGTGCTTCAATGCCAATAGTAACGACTGAACCACTACCCCCTGTGTTAACAGAAGGTGTGTTAATTAAAGCATCAATACCACCGGAGTATTCTCCTATTGCATACTCTGCAACACCGTATTCAGCAATAGTGCTTGCCGAAGAGAAAGTAAAGACTTGCTTATTATAGGCGCTGGTGTAATCATAACCCCAGTTAAGAGTAATGTCCGTACCATGCGCCCCCACAATAGTCAAGTTAAATTTCTTTAGGAACTTTAGGTTTGACCCATTACCGAAATCAGTAGGATTGCTGAAGTAACGTAACTGATACGTAGCTGCACCATCTAAATAACCTGAGTACTTAACAATACCTGTAGATTTACCTAAGTATATTGTACCGTCCTCTAGATTACCGAAGGATATAGGGTCTATCTCTGACCATGTGGTTACTCTGTGCGCCCCTGATTGATCTAGAGGGCCACGCATATCAAAGCAATACACCTCGTTACTTGTTGGCAATGAAAGAAGGTAGAAGGCTTCCCCTGCGCTGTACAGTGACTTAATAGGTAACACCTGTTGTGCTACTTCAGCCATTAGATCGTTACGTACATTCTTGCTAATGTCCCGCATAGGTAGAGACTTTTCTTGTATCACTCTACCAAAGCTACGAAGACCGGAGTCTGACAAAAACAAAAGATCAGTACCTGTAAGCTGAACAGAGTCTCTAGCAATACAACCTACACCATCAACAGTATCTGCAAGAACCATATTTGCTGGACTAGAAGCTCCAGAATAAACAATAATAGAATGCTTACCAAAGATAACTAAGAAGTCATTGTGTGCCGCTAGTGCCACAACCTCGTCATAACCAGAAGGCCATACTAATGTTAAGTCAATGTTTCCTGATTCGGAACCATGCCAATCGTTAGGGTCTAAGATAGCAGACCAATAAATTGTATGAGCATTCCCTGTCACATCTACTGTCCATGCACGACCAAAGGCTCCTAAGACTTCATTGCCAAAAGGTGCGTTGTTGCCACTGTCAACTAATTTTGTTAATGTAGTGCTACCACCTGAAGACCTTAGCGGATGATGTCCTTTCTGAAAGAACAAAACACTGTTGTTAAAAGATATAATCTTCCAGTTGTTAGCAGTAATAGAATAACCAGCAGGCAGAGTCACTACAACCAACGTGCTTGTTCCTGTAAATATCTTGTTGTTGCCTGTGGAAAACACTGTCTTAGTGCCAGTCCTAGCTGTAAACTCAAAGATAGTTTCTATGCCACGGCTACTACCTAACACAGCAGAGCCGTTAGTTGTGACTGCGCTATAGCCCTTACGTGCGCCTATACGTCCTAGCTTATCAATGACACAGTTATCAGCAACAGCAGCAAAGGAAGGGTCTACACTAATAGGTGAATCCTGTGTATTAAGCCCAGCAAATCCTGGACTTGCTATGGTAATGTTCTGTAATTGTTGAGCCATTATGAGTACCAGATAGTTTCTTCAGGATGTAATGCAGCATCCATAGCTATTGCATCTGCTAATGAATCATCAGCTAATGCGAATAACTCCGCTGCGCTAGTACCGCCAGTCTCTCCTCTCTCTCGTGCTGCTAAAGCTGTAGCCTGTCGAACAACAGGGTTAAAGGGTACGTTCAGTACGTCAGTATCTGCTGTGAACTCTGAGGTACGCAACACAAGGTTAAAACGTAATGTATATGCTTTGTCTGGTATAGGATACAAGTCAACACTATTGATACCGTTGATACTATAGAACTGTGTAGTTCCTTTAGGTACGCTTGTGAAGTCTAGGAATGCGTTGTCAAACCAACGAGATGTCTTGTACTGTAGGAAAGAGTTTAAGCTATCATTGGTAGCGTCTAGCATTTTAATGGTGTTGTCAGCACCTGTAAGTACGTAGTTAAAAACATTAGCTTGTGTATCTACTGTGAGTGTAGTGCGTAGCCCTGTCCAATCCCAAGCAGTCTCTACTGATAGTTTAGCGTCATTGACATACTCACCTATCAGCTTAGAATACGAGTTTTCATTAACAGTAGCTACTTCATCCTCACGAAGTCTAACTAATACTTTGTTTACTAGCTGTAAGTAAGTCATTATATAACCTTATTGTTTAACTAAATTGAGATGTAAAGGGTGACGTAAGTAAATCTTCAAGAGATACTTGATTAGGTGACAGAATGTCCTCAAACTCTCCAAGACCTATTTCACCCTTAAATCTAAATAGTTCATTATTAAATATTTTATCTGTTGTTCTTGAGCCTGAGGGCATAGGCATATTAAAGCCACCACCTAACTTAGGTAAGTTTATCTCAGGTAAGTCTATCTTAGGTAGGTCTATCTTAGGTAGGTCATCAACCCAGTTGTCTAAAGGATTAACTGCTGCTCTAAATGCATCTTCAACAGGCTTTAAATTAACATCGTCAACCCAGTTGTCTAAAGGATTAACAGCGCCTCTAACCCCTGTGTCTACAGCGGAGAGTAATTTCCCTGTGGGTCTTGTAACGGCATCATCAAAGCCACTACCGACTGTCCTGAGAGTATCTTCAATACCTTTTAAATCAGTATCTTTTACTTTCTCCCATGTGTTATCATCTATAAGACTACCTACTGCTCTTGTGCCGTCTTCAATCTTACTACCTGCCCAACGAACAGCGTCCTCTAGTTTACCAAAGTCAACACCAAAGTCTGGGAACTTACCATCAAAGTCAGGTAATGAATAGTTGCCTAACGTACCGCCTTCTTTAATGTATTCAACAAAGCCACTCTTTAAAGCGTCTTTAGCTGAACCACCCTGTGCTACTTTTGAAATAGCTTTGTTAAGTCCAGCAGTGAAGTCATCTACTTGTATGCCCTTGCTTTGAAGGAAGGCATTATCTACACCTACCTTACCCAACGCACCTGCTGTAAGTTGTGGGCCGTAATAACCAACAAGCGCACCACCTATGTCTCCTGAAGCGCCAGCTGCTGCTGCGTTCATCAAGCCCATTGTTTGTCCGTAGTTTAGACCACCTACTCCTTTACCTACAAGAGCCGCTGTCTCCGCTGCTTTACCTGCGTTTATAGCATCACCGAAAGCAGAGCCACTGG